TTCCTTTGTAGGTAAGGTGTATCTGATATGCATTTGAACGGTATACACAACGTTTAGTTATATGCTTATATAGTGTATATAGGTGTATCTGATATGCATTTGAACGGTATACACAACTGTGGCATTGTATTTATCATAGTTAACTTGGGTGTATCTGATATGCATTTGAACGGTATACACAACCTGAACTTGTTGGATTGTATTCCAAATGTCGGTGTATCTGATATGCATTTGAACGGTATACACAACACTAATTAAATAAAAAGGACTACTAAATGTAGTCTTTTTTATTTGTCGGGTATTTATTATAAAAAGAATTAAAATGTCAATATACAGGTCATATTTTTTAAAAAATAATACATTAATTAGTAATAATGTAACAAACAATTCACAAAATCCTGTGACTGAAATATCATACGGTGGTTTTGGTGAGATTATTACAAGATTTATATTTGATATTGATTTTTCTAATTTACAAAATAGAATTCAAAAAGGTATTATCAATCCTCAAAGAATAAAAAAACACATATTACACATGACTAATACGATTAGTTATGCAAAGGAATATGTTGGTAAAAAATCATATTCACAATCAATAGATAGAGCAAGTAATTTTAGTTTAGAAATTTTTAATATCAAACAAAATTGGGATGAGGGTACTGGTTATGATTTTATCTATACAACCGATTTATCTAATAATGTGAAGCCACAGGCATCAAATTGGTATTCAGCAACAACATTATCACAATGGGAAAATTATGGTGCTTATATTAGTGGTGTTAGTGAAATTATTGGTGTTCAAAGATTTGAAAAGGGTAATGAGGATATTCATATTGATATTACTGATTATGTTAATCAAAGACTATTTGGTACTGGTTTAATTGAAAATGTTGTTTATAGTGGAATTTCATATGGGTTGGGTATTAAATACACAAATGATTTCGAAAATTTAAAAACATATAATATACAAGCAGTTGCGTTTCATGCGAAAAATACCAATACTTGGTTTGAACCGTATGTTGAAACAATAATTGATGATGAAATTTCTGATGATAGAAATTATTTTTATTTAGATAAGGAAAATGATTTGTATCTATATATTAATGTTGGTGGATTTCCACAAGATATTGTTGTGAATTCAGTTAATATTTACGATAATGAAGATAAACTAATTATGACATTTACTGGTGATTCAGTAATAAATGTATCAAAAGGTGTTTATAAGGTGTCATTTTTTGTTAATTCTAATGATTATCCAGATGGTATTATATTTAATGATGTGTGGGATTTAACAATTAATGGGAAAAATAGTAAATATTTTGGTAATTTTTATTTAATTGATAATTCACAATACATTAATATTAATCGTGATAATAGTTTAGTATTATCTAATTATCATTTTAATTTTTGGGGTATTGGTGAAAAAGAAAAAATAAGAGCAGGTAATATTAGAAAAATAAAAATAAATATTAAAGAATTTTATCCAAATCAAAATAAATTCATACCTTTAGATATTGAATATAGGTTATATACTACTATTGGTGATAAATGGGAAATTGATATAATTCCATTTACAAAGGTTAATAGAACAAATAGTGGTTATGAATTTGATTTAGATACATCATGGTTAATACCACAGGATTATTATCTTCAATTAAGGCTAAGAGATGGATATTATTACGAGGATAAAAAACCAATATCGTTTACCATAGTTTCAGATAATATCTTATGATATTCTATAAAATGTTGCAAATTTTAAAATTTTGATTTATATTTGTGCCGTTGATTATTTATTAATTGACGATTGTTATTGTATTTTTTTAAGTGGTTTTTTTATTACCGTAAAATAAATTAATTATTAACTGTAAATTTTAATGACTATGAATGATGAAAATGTATTGATGAACACACAAGGTGATGATTTATCAGAACTGAAAAAATTGTTTGCTAATTATCAACAAAAGCAAAAAGAAGGTACTGCAAAAAGAGGTAAATCTCGTGAAGAAATTTTGGCAAAGTATTTTGTGCCAAGAAAAACAAAAGAAGTTTTTAGAATTTTACCACCAAAACCGGGAAGAAAACACATTGAAGAGGCTTATTTTCATGTAGTTACTGTGAATGCTGCTGGTGGTAAAAAGAAACATGGTACAGTTCTTTATTGTCCAGCACACAATGATCCTAAAGTTGTGAAATTAGATGCTAATGGCAATCCAGTTTTAGGTAGTGATGGTAAACCACTATTAGTGCACGCACCCTGTCCATTATGTGAAAAACATAAAACACTTATAGCAAAACAAGATCCTTCAATTAGGGGTATTAAAAAAGAAAATATGACACCTGAGCAGTTGAAGATTAAGCAAAAAAATGATGAAATTTATAAGGAAGCGATTAAATGGGAAGCGAAAAAATTTTATATAATTCGTGGTATTGATAAGGGTGCTGAAAAAGATGGTGTAAAGTTTTGGCGATTTAAACACAATTATAAAAATCAAGGCACGTTAGATAAACTACTACCAGTACTTGAAGAATATATGATTGTGAATAAAGCGGATTTTTCTGATCCAGTAAATGGTACTGATTTATCTATAACAATGACTGAAAGTGAATTTAATGGTCATATATATAAAGCAGTATCGGCGATAACATATCGTGGAAAATCTTTATTAAGTCAAGACCCTATTGTTGCAAAACAATGGCTTGATGATAATATTACATGGCGGGATGTGTTTAAACCTAAAACAGCCCCCGGTATGACACCTTATGAATTTTTACAATCTGTTGCAAATGGTACTAATCCGTATTGGGATGATACTGATGCGAATAATAAACATTGGGTATTTCCGGGTCGCCCTGATTTGGAAGAAGCAGCAAATACACGTAGGGCAATTTTTGATGATTATGACGATGATTTTGAATTTGCTTCTGATATTTATGATAATGAATCGGTAAGTATTAGTAATATCACACAATCAAAAGTTGGTAAGTTTAATGACGATGCAACTGATTTGGGTAATGAAATTTTATCTGAAAATAAAATTGTTTCAAATACCCAATCAAGTGTAAAATCTGATGATATTGAAGATGTTGTTAATGATGAATCTGAATTTGATGATTACGATGATTTACCATTTTAATTGAATTTATATTTAACGGATAGTGGGTGGTATCATACCACTCACTATTTAAATCTCTAACAAAATTAATTGTTGAATATTATGGCAAAAAAAATCAATGAAGATGTTCCAATGAATGATGTGCGTAAACCTACGCCGAAGAAAAACTTTTCGTTGGATAATTTTAAAAAGAAAGCGGGTATTGAAGATATTTCTGACAAGCCATTAGAATGGATTGAATTTTCTAAGGGTTTTAAAAAAGCAACAGGATTACCCGGTGTTCCAAAGGGTTATGTAACGTTATTTAGAGGTCATACCAATACAGGTAAATCAACTGCAATATGTGAATCATTGGTTGCTGCACAAAGAAAGGGGATTTTACCTATATTAATTGATACTGAAAATAATATGGGTAGGGGTAATTATAGGTTAAAAGAACTTGGGTTTGATTTTGATAATTATATTAGAATTGATAATGATTATTTATTGAACGAATTTGGTAAAAAGCAGAATAAAGATAGAACTGAAGCATCGATTGAAGATTTGGCAAAATGTTTCTATTATTTTCTTGACATGCAAGATGCTGGTGAATTACCATATGATTTATTATTTGCAATCGATTCAATCGGTACTTTAAATTGTGTTAAAACAATTGAGGCTGCCGAAAAGGATGATACGCAGAATAATATGTGGAATGCTGGTGCATATGAAAAGGCGTTTATGTATTTGTTAAATAATACAATACCTAGTTCAAGAAAAGAGAATAGAAAGTATACAAATACCGTTGTTGCGGTACAAAAGATATGGATTGATAATATGAATAAAGGTGTTGTTAAACACAAGGGTGGTGAAACGTGGTATTTAGGCTCAAGACTGATATATCATTTTGGTGGTATTCTTAGTCATTCTACCAAAGCAGCGACTGCTGAGAGTAAAAAACGTG